GGATGCCCCAGCTGCGCGGCGTGGAACGTGCCGCGAAGGAGGCGGCCTACAGGCAGCGACAAGAGCAGCCTGAAAAGAAGAAGCCGGCGAAGGCAAAGCAGAAAGAACAGCCCGAGGACATCGGTGCCGTCCTGAAGAAGGAAACCATGCTGGTACCGGCCTTGGAGGACGATTACAACTACTTGAACGAACTATAAGATGATAACGAACGAAGAGAAAGAGATGATCCGGGTGAGACTCGGGGAGTATTGCGAGATGAAGGGCAGCCAAAAGCGGGCGGCCACCTCGTTAGTGGGGGTCAGCCCCGCCACGGTGACGCAGATCGTGACCGGCAAGTGGGAGCTGATCAATGAGAAGATGTGGCGCAGCATAGCGGCACAGATCGGAGTGAAACAAACCAGATGGAACATAGTGGAAACAAGGAACTACAAGGCGCTGTCGGAGATCTTTGCTGACGCGCAGGAGAATGCCCTCGTGCTGGCCGTGTGCGGCGAGGCGGGAACAGGCAAATCGCTGACGGCTGCGCATTACGGGGCGGAAAACCCGAACGTCTACGTGCTGGCCTGCTCGGAATACTGGAACCGCAAGACCTTCCTCCGTGAGCTGCTTCGGGTGATGGGTAAGAACCCCGCGGGCGATACGGTGGGCGACATGGTGGACGACGTGGTCATGGCGCTCAAGCGGCGCGAGAACCCGCTGATCATCCTCGACGAGGCCGACAAGCTGAGCGATCAGGTGATGTTCTTCTTCATCACCTTCTACAACAAGTTAGAGGACTATTGCGGCATCGTGCTGATGGCCACGGACTACTTGGAGAAGAAGGTGCGCCGCGGCCTGCGCCTGAACAAGAAGGGCTACAAGGAGATCTACTCCCGCATCGGCCGGCGCTTCGTGGCCATGCCGGGGCTGAGCGCGACGGACATCTCGGACGTCTGCCGGGCCAATGGCGTAGAAGGGTTGCGCGAGATTGAGACCGTGAAGAAGGACTGTGAAGGCGATCTCAGGCGCGTCAAGCGCAAGTGTCACGCCTTTAACCGCATGCGCCGGCAGGCCGAAGAACGGAAGGAGGAGACGGCCGAATGAAGCTGAAGCGGTCATACGGCGCGCGTGAGCTGGCACGCATGGCAGATCCGGAAGGAGTGAGCCTCGGTGCGGAACTGGATGAAGCCATCGGAAAGGCAGAGATCGCCGGCGGAGCGTGGTTCATCTACGGCCCCTCGAAGAACGGCAAGACCTCGATGGCCATGATTCTGGCCAAAGCGCTGGCCAAGCATCGCAAAGTGGCTTACGACAGCGTGGAGGAGGGTATCAACAAGTCGCTCCGCATGGCTGTAGAGCGCCACGGACTGGTAGAGGCAGGTCACAACTTTGTCCTACTCAATCGGGAGTTCTTTGAGGATCTGGTGTACCGTCTCAAGCATAGCCGCACGGTGCGGGTGGTCTTCATCGACTCGGTGCAGTTCATGGATCTGAAGTACTCGGAATACCGTCGGCTCAGGCTCGATTTTCCCCGCACGCTTTTCGTCTTTATCAGCCACGTAAAGAACAACCGGGGCACCAGTCCGGACGGCAGTGTAGCCACGAAAATCATGCGAGACTCGGACGTGATCTTCTCCGTGCGAGGTTTTAAGGCCTTCGTCACAAGCCGCTTCGGAGGCAATGGAGAGTTCGTGATCTCGGAAGAGATGGCCGCGAAGTTTTACTTAGAATGATCAATCACAACCAATCAAAAACGAAGTATGGAAACAACATTCATGGAAAGAGAGAAGAAGCGCTTGGTGAAGCGCTTTCACACCCTGCTGGGTAAGGCTGGCATCGACGATGACGGCAAGCGCACGATCCTCTCGGCCTACGGCGTGGAGAGCTCTTTAGACTTGGACTGCCACGGCCTGATGGAGGTCTGCGACCGGCTGACCACACTCAGCACGCCGGGTCTGGCCGAGGCTGACCGCTGGCGCAAGCGGGTGATAGCCGCCATCTTCAGCTACTGCCGCGAGATGAAGCGCGAGGTCACGGTGGACGAGGTGAAAGCCATCGCCTGCCGAGCGGCTGGGACGAAGAGCTTCAACCGCATCCCGGTGGATCGGCTGCGCAGCCTTTACAACGCGTTCAAACAGCGTACAAAAGACCTTCAAACGGTCGACCGCATAACGGTGGACGAGCTCGGAAAACAGCCCGGAGCGATGATGTACTTCGTGTACACCCCCGAGACAAGCGACAACCACAAACAGATAAACGCATAAACATTTATGGAAACAGTAGAAATGACGGCCGAGGAGCGCCAAGAGTTCGCGGCCTTCAAAGAGGCTAAACAAAAGAAAGAGGCGGAGGCCAAACGTAAGGCCGACCGCGAGGCTTACACCGCATTGGTAGACGAGACGATCGAGACCGTCATGCCACGACTTATGAATATCAGCGACGAGATAGCCCGGCGTAAGACGGAGGCCGCAGAGGCCTTTCGTGGGGCGTTAGAGATGAAGGCGGAACTCTTTGGGGTGAAGGACGACCAGCGGTCGCACACCTTCACCAACTCCGAGGGTACGAAGCGCATCGTCGTCGGACACTACCTCTTAGATAACTACCGCGACACGGTGGATGAGGGTATCGCAATGGTCAAGGGCTACATCGAGTCGCTGGCCAAAGATGACGAGAGCCGCACCTTGGTCAAGACTATCCTCCGCCTGCTCGCGCGCGATAGCTCGGGTGCACTTAAGGCGCAGCGTGTGTTGCAACTCAGGCGGCTGGCCGAGGAGACGAAGGACGAACGCTTCATCGAGGGCGTGCGCATCATCGAGGAGAGCTATCAGCCCAGTCCCTCGAAGGACTATATCCGCGCTGCCGTCCGCAGCAAGTCAGGCGTATGGGAGTCGGTACCACTTAGCATGACGGAGGTGTAAACGACAGGCATGGGGCGATTCAATCCGCGAGGGCGGAGCTACGAAAAGCGCGTAACGGCGGTCAACCGGATCTACGACGAGTACGTGAAGAGCGGGCTGTCGAACCGGGAGATCTGGCGGCGCTACATCCATCCGCAACTGGGGATCTGCGAGCGGGCGTTCTACAAGATGCTGAAGGCGTCAGGGAAGATCGGCCGCAACGCAGACGGCGAATCGCCCCTTCACAAATAAACGACAAACGAGACGATGAGAAAAGAACTGTATCAAGTGATCCGGGATGCGCTGGGGCGCATCGACCGGCCGCAGCCCATCGCCCACATCGATCTGTGGAACCAGCATATGAGCTTCTTGGAGCAAGAGATGCCCTTTCAGCTTCCGGCAGTGTTTATCGAGTTCAATCCGACGGACTGGGCGCATGTGGACAACGGTGTCTACAAAACGAATCAGGAGGTGCGGCTGCACATCATTACCGAATGGCCGGGGCCGGATGCTTCCGAGGAGGGACTGGGCGAGGTGTTCGACCTGATTGACGAGGTGCTATGGGCGCTGCACAACCTCTGCGGGCAGTCGTTCCGGGCGCTCCAGCGGGTAGGCTCGGAGACAAACCACGATCACGAGGAACTGATCGACATGGTGGAGACGTACCGCTGCGTAGCGTACGACGATTTCGTGAGGATGCGGAACAAGGAGTTGAGCGAAAAGGGGGAGCCACGGCCATGATCATCGCAGTAGACTTTGACGGGACGATCCACGATGGCCAGTGGCCGGGGATCGGCCGCCCCCTGCCGAATGCGCGGGAGGAGATCAACGCCCTGCACGCCGAGGGGCACTACATCATCATCTGGACATGCCGCGAAGGGCGCCAGCAAACGGAGATGGTGAACTGGCTCTTGGAACAGGACATCCACTTCGACCGCGTGAACGATCACCGGCCAGATCAGGTGACGGCCTACGGCACGGATGCACGCAAGGTGTACGCCCATTGCTACGTAGACGACAAGAACGCCGGAGGCATGCTGCCTTGGAAGGACATTGCCCTCTGGATCCGTCGGCAAGAGGCGGCTTACAAGGCTGCCACGGAAGGCGTCGGAAAGGAGGGTGCGGCATGATGACGTTGGGCACATTGTCGCAAAGCAGACAAACAAGCATACGTGATCTTATTTGAATTCATAGGTTTTTTCAGAAATGACAGAAGGAGCCGCTGGGGTTCGTGAGAATAGGCGGCTTTGAAATTGAAAACAACAAGAAACAGGAACAGATATGAACATGAACGAAGGCCTCGCTCGGGCGGTAAACGAGCAACCCAAAAAGGGAAAGACCTACGGTTATATCCGCGTAAGCAGCGACAAGCAGACGGTCGAGAACCAGCGCTTCGAGATCCAGAACTTCTGCCGTCGGCAAAACATGAAGGTGGACGGCTGGATCGAGGAGACGATCAGTGGGACGAAGAGCTATAGCAAGCGCCGCCTCGGTGCGCTCCTGAAGAAGGTGAGAAAAGGCGATCTGATCATTTGTAGCGAGCTCTCCCGCCTCGGGCGCAACCTCTTTATGATTATGGAGATCCTGAATATCTGTATGCGGAAAGAGTGCCGCGTATGGACGATCAAAGACAATTACCGCTTAGGCGACGACATCTCGAGCAAGGTCTTAGCCTTTGCCTTTGGCCTCTCGGCCGAGATCGAGCGTAACCTGATCAGCCAACGCACCCGTGAGGCGCTGGCCCGTAAAAAGGCCGAAGGCGTTGTGCTCGGACGGCCGAAGTATACTCGCAACTCACAGCTTAATTCGGTTTGCACAAGGCGGCACAAGCACATCCTTACTTTACTTGAAGAGGGCGAGAGCATTCCTCGGATCGCAGGCAAGATTGGTGTCGCTCGAGGTACACTCTATCGCTACTTGGCTTATACAGACGTCCGTTATCCGGTGAAGAATACCACTTCGAGGTGGAGCCACGGAATCTATTGATTAATGGGGCGATGCCCCTGCATTATATACATGAGTTTTTTCGTTTCAGCTTTTAACTATTTCAGTAGTGAGGCGGCCGCCCTTCCGTGATGGACAGGCGGCCGTCAACATGTAAAAAGGCCCGGTAGAGACACGCTCTGCCGGGCCTTGCTGTTGCTGTGGGATAAGCCCCGAAAGCCGTCATAAAAATCGAACTTGGGGCGGCTGGACACCCCGTGAACCCACATGAATAGCGGGTTTTGATCGCCTTATAAATGAGGCGATCAAAAGGGGGATATCCCGGCGGTCACTTCTTCAGGAGCTTGTCGAGGTCTTCGACGATCATGTCCTTGATCTGCTTGTTGAGAGTCTCGGAAGGGCCGATGAAGGTTCGCTTGGGGATCTCGGTCTTGTGTCCACGGCCAGCACGTCCGCCGTCGTTATGCACGGCGGCGTAGGGCACCTTGTTGACGATGGTCACTTGTCCGTTGCTGACAATCTTCTCGTTCGATCGGGAGAGGTGTCGGCGGGAGCTGAGCAGCGGGCCGTAGGACGAGGCGGCAGTGGTCTTGCCGGCTTTCGTCATGCGGGGGTTGTTCTGCCGCTTGGTGCGCCTCCAAGCCACGCGTACCTTGTTCAAGAAGCCACCCTTGCGGAAGTTCTCATTGAAGAGGTTGACGGCCATCACACCGGCCTTGCGCGGCCACTTATCGGACACCAGCTTGTCGATGTCTCCACGAACAGCCGCCAGTTTGTGGAAAAATTGCTTGTCGGTCATGATTTATGCGCTGTTTGAATGCCGTTTGATCGGTGTTTGAATAGTTGAGTTACTTTTGTGGCGATACCCTTGCGAGGGGATCACCCGCGGGGCGGAGGCTGTCTTTATTGATGGTCGCCGCCCTGTCGTTTCCAGAGCAACCGAAGCCTACCTTTTCCGGAGTGGATCCAGACCTCTTCAATGTCTCTCCCTCGCAGAAGATGGGGCCTGATACATTTTTCTATCGCCCAGTGATCTGTTACCTTGCAATCTTCGAGAATTACCCTGTTAGATTGCTTTAAGCCTCTGGATAGCAAACTTGAGAACTTGTCTTTGTTTTGGCCTTCCCTTAAAACATCGTAGCCTTCGTGCTCATACCAGTGTTCTCCTATGCGGATATCGGGACAACTCTTCTCGAATTCCGTTCCGATCAAGTCGCCATAGATCGCTGGATAGTTCGGGTTCTTCTCTACTCCATTCAGTTTTGGCGTCATAATGCACGACTTCCCTTGTCGGACAAATGTTTTACAGACATCGACTACGTTTTGATAGTCGTGCTTGTCTGTTTCCACATCAACGTGTCGCGTAAGGGTATGTCCGTTGTATTCATATAGCACTTCCACGTTGTTGGCATAAGTCCTACTGGAGGCTTCAACAGCTGCCGGGCAGTTGTAGCAGTCCTTCTCGGTGCGTGGTTCCTTGAGTAAGTGCCGGAAAGGGCATGTCTCGCATGAGCCGGGGAAGTAAGGACTGTTGTAGGAGAAGATGCGCTTGGTCTTGCCGGGGTTCTCCTCGAGGCCGGGAGAGGGAGGGGGCGCCTTCCGAATCACCTCGTCAGAGATGGGCGTCACGGGGTCGTCCGTTTGCTCGAGAGAGCATTGGCAGCCCCAGTGGTCGCCGGGATGATGCGCTGCCCAAAAGGCATCGTCCACGGGGCGCACCATGCCCCAGAAGCTACTATGCACTACATCCGGGGTGACGGCCGTACTCTCCACCCAGCGCAGATTGGGCATGATGTCTCGATCCGCTTCATAGGTCTCCCATTCGGACGCTAAGTGGGCTCGAGAGAGCGCCATGTCGTACTCCGTGCGGAGCCACTGCCGGACGTGGTGATCGGCAATAGGTTCTACATCCTTACGGAACTGGTCGAAAGACTTCAGGTTGCCCTCCTTGTCAATCATCTGGGCCGCCATATCACGACTCATGCGGTGGGCGCGGAAGGCGGAGAAAACCTCATTGTTATTCTTGAATTGACGCGCTAAAGTCCTCTGCTCTTCTTTGTAAACAGACTGCTTGACGGCATGGTTGTAAGTGCGTAGGAAGCCGCCATAGAGCGCTGGATCGGGCTCACGCCGGGGATCAACCTTCTTATCGTAGAGATCGCGCAATGCCTGCTCGAGGCACTTCTCCATGTCGATAGGCAGTTCGTTCTCACCCTTTGGTTTGGCCAGCGCGCATGCCGGGCAGGGATGCGCAGCGTCGGTATGCGCATGGCCGTAGTATTGCCTATCGATCAGAAGTCGAAAAGAAACGGGTCGCCCCCACCGCGGGGGGCTTGCCCGAAAAAACGGGTGAGCGTCCGCATCATCTTCTCCTCGTCAGTGTCAGTCGGCCCGTCAGGTACGGGCGCATACGTCCGGCGGCCGTTGATCTTCACGCCATACTTCTCCTCGAAATAGCTGGCATCCACGTCGAAATTATTCAGCAGCATGGTCTCGATGGCTGTCATCTGCTCCGGCTTGTAGTCCTCCTCGTAGTCCCACTCGAAGGACGCCCCTTTGAGCGGGAAGCCGTGAGCTACCATGCGGGGGATGAGCTGGCCGTTGACCATGTCGCGCAGGCCATCGGCAATCTCCTCGATCAGGTTCTTGAGCACTTCCAGGTGTACCTCCGACTGTGAGAGGCTGCTACCGTTGTCGATGGTCATCGTCTGGTAGAGCAGGATCTTGGAGAGCTCGGAGTTGGCTCGATCCACACGCCGGTCATAGATATTGAAGGCGTCGGTGCGCTGGTTCTCCTTCAAGTCGATGTCCGTCCCTTCCTCGAATACCCCCCAAAACTTCGCTCCCATGTTCTGCATCATGTGGGAGATCTTATTCAGTGTCGATGGGTCGCGCGAGGTCGTCTTGGCGATACGCATGGGCATACCGAAAACCTCACCGAAGGTGTCCCAAAAGGCGAGCATGTTCTTCTTGGGGATGGTGTGTGGAGCCGCCTTGAGATAGAGCCCGAGGTCGTACGGGCCGCCGCACTCAATGAGCCAGTTGGAGAAGGGCGGTCGGCGATACTCGATGCCTTTGCGCCAGTCGTCCCCCTGCTCAGCAACGACACGGCCGTATTCCGGAATGACGTGTCGGCGGGGAATGAGCAGGACACTGTCGTAGGCTGGCACGCCACCCTCGGTGAAGACGACGTCGCCTAACTGGATGAGCGTATGGCCCCAGTAGCGGGCGGAAAAATAGAGGTCGACGAGTGTCTTGAACCAAGTGCGATCGAAGATGCGGCGTGCCTCCTCGTCCTCCTTCTCACCGAACATGATCTTGAAGCTGCGTGCCTTGACGAAGCCGTTGATCTGTCCGATGGCGCCAGAGAGGTGGCCGTCGACCTCGACGTCGCGGTAGACATTGTAGAGGCGAAGGCGGGAGGGATTCTCCACATCGAGCGCCTGCTGCCAGCCGGAGCGCCACGAGTCGATCTCTTGCCGGGTGAGCGATTCGGCCTGTCGTTGCACCTCGGCCATGACGGCCTTCACTCGTCGGGCGTCAGCCTTTTTGGCGAGATCAAAGTGGCCGTATGGGGTGTTGACGGTGGTCAGCTCGGAAGCCGTCCGCCGCCTGAAAAAGTCGGTGATGTTCATTGTCGGGAGTTGTTGGGGATTACCAGATATAGTTGCTGTGCTGCTCGGAGCCCCATTTGAGGTTATAGGGCTGGGGATCGCTGTTGGGGTCGTTCGGGGTGTCGAGATCGGGGACGATCTTGCCACTCTGCACGCCTTGGAGCCACTCGATGGCACGGCGGTAGCGGATCTCGCGAACCTCGTAGCCCATCTTCTGCGGGAGCCACGAGGCCAGATGGTAAAGGGTGATGTCGCAGAGGAACATCACGATCTGCATGTTGCGCTGCTCACCACGTCGGGCGAAGATGCGTTCGACGTCGTAGCGGGGCCGGAGGTAGCCGGCCATCTCTTCACGGGCCATCTCCTCGGCGCGCCGGCGGTTCTCCTCATCCGATTGCTGAATGAGGTCGAAAGCACGCTGGCCGATCATCACTTGATAGTCGAGATTGTTCAAAAACATGGAGCTAAAAACGAAAAGTGAAAAACGAGAAACCCTACCGGCTGGAGGGCCGTGGGAGAGCTACGTGGAGGGCATGGGCTTCGATGTTGGCTGCCGTGATGCCGCGATGGAAGTATCCACGGCGGATGAGCAGCGTGAGCTCTTGCTTGGAGAGGGTCACAAGGCGGCCGCCTACGTTAATCACGAGGTATTTGCGGCCGTATCGGCGGGCTTGCCGGTTGGCCTTATGAACGGCCAGCCGAAAGCGCAGGCCGAGAAGAAGTTTCTTGATCATGTCAGTTGTTGGTTGGTTGTTTAATTGGGTTACCACGCCCCTTTGGGGGCGGGGCGTTCGCCGAAGATGGGTTCAAAGCGCTCCTCACGAGAGGCCTTCTGAAGTTTGTAGATCGCGCCTTCGTCGGCATCCGGCGCGTCGTCATGCGCCCGGCTG